CTCTGTTTTGCTATCCTCTAGGAATAAATGAGCCTTAAACGTAGCACCTTGGTTGTATATGTACTCTGAGTTAGGACTATTAAAAAACAATCTACCAACATTAGTACAGCTATGGTCAGCTTCAGGAGCTATTACAGATAGTATTTTTTTATACATACGACTATATTTGACTTCATCTACAACCAACTCTCTCTCTAGCAGCAATATTACCCTGAACCTATCACAAGTTTTTTCATTCTTTTCTTTTTGGTGATTTCTGGTTTGGTAGGCAAAGAATGTATATCCACTAAATCTAGCCAATCCATCTTCCCAAGTAATACCATCATCAAAGTCCAGAGCAATAAATTGTATCTTCCCAGTAGTCTGATTGTCTAATCTCCTTCCTCCTTTGAACTCACAAGCAGAAATTGCAGATTGCTTCTCATTACAAATGAATTTATGCAGATTGGAAAATTTAAAAGTAGACTTCTTCCATCCGATTTTTGCTTTCTTTATGATATCGTGATTCCCAACCATGCTTGATGTAACCAGTTTGTCTGGGTCTACCAATGGTATCTGTCTTACTTTTATTACAGAACCTCCATTTTTCTGACTGACTATAAGGTCATAATTCTGCATAGAGCAAAACTGGCTCAGATTTTGCAATGTATTATCTAGTGATTTATTGAAATCAAATGAGTTAGGAAATATCCCAGCTTGTTCAATTTCAAATCCACTGACCCAAGATTTCTTTCTAGCCATCATATTAAATAGCCTTTCTGGTGCTGTTAATATCCTACTAATCTTTCCTAGATACTTAGATGTGTATGTAGACCAATATGTAGCGTATCTACAATCCTCTATATCTATCTCTTCTCTACCATCTATAAAAGCATATAGACTAGCTAGTTTCTCAATCTTAGCTCCAAGAGATACAATGTTAGCTAGCTCGCCATCTGTAAGCTCACCTCTAAGTCGCTCCTCTTCGTCTGAACACATTTTATTAATCTCTTCCATGTAGTCTTGGGCATACATAGAAAAATACTGAATAGGTTGCTCCCACTTATCATCTTCTGTAGCCATACCACTAACTCTTTTAAAGTTAAAAAACTTAGCTATATTTTTCATTACCGGATGAGTTATTTCTTCTATGTCTTCTTCTGGTATCTCAGATATAGCTTTCCCAGTTTTCTTAACAAAGTCTTCCTCTTCAGGATATACAACAAAAGTTCTTCTACCCATACCACTACTAAACTCATCAACTAAACTCTTCTGTTTCTTAACATCGTTCAATATCTTATTTGGGTCTGTATAAGCATAAAACAATATAGGAACATTCTTACAGTTAGGAAGCAGCTTATCCTTTGTTGTCTTAGCACTTACGTTGCCGTTCTCCCAAAGCTCTATAAGACTGGTGAACAATCCTTTTATATCTGGACTAGATAAGGCACTTGAAAACTCTGGTATCTTCAGAGCCGGACTGCCCATGTCAATCATCTTAATTCTGTTTCTAGCATAAGCTAAGCCCTCTGGAGTAGCTTGTCCAAATCTAAGCCCAATGTCTTCTATTTTAGAGGGCATAAACTTATTTTTAATATCCATATTATACTCTGGTCTACCATATGGTATTCCCTCGTTAGTCTCACCATTAAGCAACCAATCCTCAATCATACCCTTGGTTCTCCTATTGTAGTTAATTGCTTTTGTGGCTACAACTTTGTCGAAGCCATTAGTCAATACCTCAAATAACTCCTCCTCAATCAAGTCTGTTATAAAGTCTTTACCTTTACCACTAGACAAGAAACTCATAGCAAAGTATGTTGTCATCTTAGTTGATTTTTTGTTTCCACCAGATGGTATATATTTAAGTCTTGCTGTTGTTGCAAAGTGAGCCAATGATGTATGAATTGCTTGTATGGCGAAGTCTACGCTGTAAGAGTTTCTGCTTCTTGGTATCACTACTTTATTTAGTATCTCAAGAACCAATGGATTAACTTTCTTCAGGTCTATCTGCTTGTCATTGAGTTTGAAGTAATGCTTAGGCATAAATCCATTCCTTCTCGATTATATTCCCATATTTATCTGTATATGCTGGAACTATAAAATCGTTATCAAGAGCTGACCACAGTCTTGCTATTTGCTTACCATAAGTTCTTATATGGGCTTCATCCCCAAACACAACTGTCAACATACCCTCATGGTTACCTACTCCCACTATCGAACATGGATCTATCATTATTGATGCTCTTAGTATTCTAATTACATCTGCTACTTTGATTATTCCACTATCCTCCAATATTACAACTTGCTTAGAAGTCGAAAGGATGCTTACTAGGTTCATCTTGTTTCTCATTTTTATTCTCTCCATTGTTACCACTGTCATTCGTGGATTTATATTTTGTCTTACTTAATCCCAGTTTCGTTATCGCTACTGTCGCTGGACAATGCAGATAATATTCACTTGGAACACCTTTTGTATCGGATAGTTTTTTCACTGATACTAAACCAGACTTTGTTAATTCGTCCATTCTCACTATCGCAGATGAGAGCTTCTTGTATCCGAATATTTCTGAATACTGTCTCAGGGTGGTTTTAAATAATATCTTTCCGCCAACTGGAACTACTGTCATTTTATCATCTAGCGTTGTAATTAACAGTAAAATAAAATTCTTTATATCGTTCTTGCTGTATATATCAAGAAATTTAAATCCGAATGTTGTTCCTGCTTTTCCAATAAGATTCCACTTGCTATCAGTATGAGTATCCCACCGATTAAGCCTTAGTATTTTTTCCTGATGCTGATTCATATTCTTTTGCTATCATACGAACCGCATTACTTACATTCTCTGTATTGGTTTTTTCCAATGCATATTTTTTAAGTGTATCAATTGTATCGCTATCAAGAAGCAAAGTCATTTTGACTCTATCTTTTGCCATAGTCTCTCCTTTATAAGATTTATAATTATACATACTTTATACTTAATTAGTGCTTATGATATGCGTATAAATCAGATGACCAAAGGTAATCCCATTTTGCAAAATCAGATGACCAAAGGTAATCCCATATGTCGTAAATCAGATTACCAAAAGTAATCACTAACTATAGAGCTTATTACTTTAGTAATAATACTATATAGCTATACTATATATTTTTTTTTCATTTTCATTTTCAAGAAAGCTTTGAACCAATTGTTATATCGGTGGCTGGGAGTGAGATGATTACTTCCTTCTCTACTCCACCTTCACTCCTCACTAAAACCTTGGCTGTAAACTTAGTTCTGCTTATAGTCTTGATTAGGCTATCTCCTAAATAATCTTCCATCCACCTTCTAGCATCTTGGTTGTCTAGTGGTTTAAATATATACATTGGTTACTCATGCATGAAGCTGAGAATGTTGCTTGGAAACAGATATGGATATAAATCTTCATTTTCCTCGTATAACTTGACGGTTTCTATGAGGTGTTTTAACTCTCCTTTGACCATTTGCCTTAACTCATCAGTGAACGGCTCTTGTAGGCTCTGTATGACTGTCTGCTTGATGCCTATAACCTTCCCACTCTTCTCGCTTATCTTTCCTTTGATATTTGGCTTAACTATATATACTATTTCAAGTGTATCTATTGGTTGACCGTTCAGCTCTAAGGCTATTGCATAAGTAGCTAACTGTATCACATGCTCCTTCTTAATCTTACTTGGTTTAGCACTACAAGTCTTATAATCTGTTAGCGTCTTACCAGTAAGAGCATCATAAGTACCTCCAATAGTGTAACCCTTTTCGACCTCATACACTACTTGGCTCTCAATCTTATCCACTTGAGGTCTAGTTCCCATGAACTTAACAATCTCTCTTTGAGCATCACTCCAGTTATCTTGGATAAACCAAGCATCTACATTACTATTGGTTTCGTATTTAGCTAGATATTGCATTACATCAGCTTCACTCACTAACTGGTTGGTTGAATATGCTTCAAATATACCATGACAGATACTACCAAATACAGTGTTTGTATTACCATCAAAAGAACCTTCTTTCTTTATATAGTCTTTTCCCCATTTAGCTTTATTCTCAAACCAACTATGTAAACTTGATGGACTCACATTAAAACAATTATCCTTGCCCACTGGTACATAATTACCTATCTCCATAATTCAACTCCTCTAATAATCTTATTTCTTCTATTCTAAGTTCTAGTAAGTCTATAAGGTTCAATACTTCTTCACTTGCTATATGTTCTAGCGTTTCTCTAATTCTAGTTAAATCTCTCTCTGCTACTTCTAATTTAGTCATATTTCTTCTCCTATATATTTATAGTCTTTACTCCTATGATGATAAGCGTCATCTAGCTGTGTTTTCACTGTCTTAAAACCGTTTAATATGTCTTCCACTAACATTGTATCCTCTAAGCTGTCTAAAGCTTTTAAATTAAGGATTTTACTCATAGCAGTATCTAAGTAACTATAGTATCCGATTAGGTGTTCTTTAGTTCCTTCTGCTTGAACTCCTTTGAATATCCCTTTCTTCTTGGTTTCATATAAACCAAACTGTAACTCGTCAACAACTCTTATCGTGTATTTACCTATCTTTATCATTTTATTCCTTCTTTCCAATTTGGGTTTATATATGTACCTTCAAAATCACATAGTGGTAACTCTGGATACAGTAGCAATAACTCTTCGTAGTTATCTCGACCTAAAACTCTTGAACCATCTCTTATCTTGTATATAGCTGTTATTGGCTCGTTAAGTATGCTAGATAGTGTTACTATGTCTAAGTTATGCTTTACTCTTAAGTAGTGTATTAGACTGCTAGAACTGTATATATCTTTATCTTTCATATGCTATTACCTTTCTTGTCATCTCTATACTCATTTTATCATTCCCTTATGTTGGTTCAGATATAATATAACTTGATTTAGTATTTGTTATATTACAAATTCTTAGATATTCCAATAGTTCTAGCTGTTGGTTTATCGACTCATCTCATACAATTTCTTGTATATACTCTTATCATCTGACATAGTGTCTTCGTATGGTTCAAACATTATTTAATCCTTTCAATCCTCTTTGTATTTCTATATTTGCTATCTGTAAAGCTTTAATACTTCTTTGTCTTACTGCTTCACAATGTCCTTTAGGTTCTTTAGAGTTAAAGTTAAATACTCTATTATATGTACTACTCATTATTTACCTTTCATCTTATATTTAATTAACTCTCTATCTCTTATCTTCTGGTTATCTACCATCATCTTTTTATGTAATTCTACATCTAACCTAGCTACATCAGTAACCAACTTGTTATGGTTGTCTATCCTATCTTTAATATTCAATTTTATAACCTCCTATATATAGCCTATCAGCTACATAAATAGAAGTTAAGGCTAGAGCACTTAAGCTCTCAACCATTACCATAATCATCACCATCACCATCACCATTACCATAACCATCACCATTACCATTACCATAACCATCACCATCACCATTACCATAATCATCACCATTACCATAACCATCACCATTACCATTACCATTACCATAACCATCACCATCACCATTACCATTACCATTACCATTACCATTACCATTACCCGACGAAGAGGGTCTATCTTCTTCTGAAGGATTAAGAATAGACATAATTAGCTTTGCTTTCTAGTGATTTAATAGCTATATCAGTACACGGTATAAGTTCTATTTGTTGTAACCAAACCTTACTAACTGGTGCTTGAATCTTACTTTCATTTGTAACCCCAGTTAAAGAAACCTCACTTAAAGTGATACCTTTATCAGTTGTTACCCATTTATACATTCTTCTAGCATCACCTATAACACACTCGTTTTTAGTCTTTTCTAATACAGTTCCGAACCATACTCCAGCACTATATGTTCTGATAATACATTTACGACCTATAATATCATTGTTTAATGAGTTGTTATTACTCACTACTGCATCATTGTTATTAGCTCCTAATAAGCATCTTATCTCTTTGATTTGCCCTAATGTTAGTTCATCTATATTCATTTTATTACCCTTTATAAACACTATGATTTTGCTTGTTAGCTGAGTGCTTAATAAAAGTTAATACATAAGTATTACTTGGTTACTTAGTGGTATTGTTGTGCTTATATATAACCCTGTAATCTATATAAGACTTTTTAACAATAATAATACTATATAAACATATTGTATGTATATCTATATATAATGAACTCAAGCTGTTTAAGGCTTATATATAGACTAGGTATACTAATCCATAGATAAACATTATTGAGGGCTTATAGCCCTATAGAATTGATTCTTATGATGCATATTGTTATTTGACTTCTAGCTCATGCTTTGTTAAACCATCAATTACGCATATCTTTAATCTAAAAATAGAATAAGCTCCACTGTCTAAAACCTCAAATAATTCAGATTTTAACAGTTCATATCTTGTATCTATGTCACATATTACATAAGAAGGATAATAACCTTCTACCTTTGAAAAGTGTCCTATTTTGTCTAGTAGGGTTTGCACGTCAGGACTATATTCAGTAACATTCTGGGTCATAACAATCATCTCCTGCCATTGTTTCGTGATATCTATTCTCATAAAAAACTACATAATCCCAACCATGCTCGTCTATTAACTTATCAAACTTCTCTTTGGTTGCACCACTTGTTTCTTCTTTAAACTGTAAATATGCTACATCATAGCTTGTCATTTCTTCCATCTTATACCCCTTAAAACACCGAATCTGCTAGGTTAGCAAATACATCAACTTCACGCCATATACTGACAACTATAATAGCTATAATAGCTATACATATAACTATTGCACTTGTTAATATTATTAGTTTTATCATTTTATAAGCTCCTTGCTATAGTATAATATTCTTGACCTATACTTATCCAAAAATCATAATCAAAGTGACCACTAGCAAATTCTAAAGAGTTCTCATAGCCTAAGTCTTCACTTAGTTGGTTTATATAATCTCCAAATTCTCTAGGTGTAACATTAATCTTTATCAGTTGCTTTATTCCGTCTGTAAAGTTACCATTATAAAAAGTTTCTATAATATCTTCACCTACTGTTGTATCCTCGTAACCTTCTTCGCTTACTGTTGTATATAAGTCTTTCATCTTGTTTTCCTTAGTTGGTTTGTAAAGTATATGTTAATACTTAATAGTTTGTCTTCTTGTCCGTAGTATAAGATAAGAAAGACAACGAATTCCTAATGGAATATTAATCTTTGCTTAATCCGTGATTTTTATGGAAGTTATATTTAACCTCTGCTTCTTTTCTAGCTTTGACAGCATCATTAATATCAAGGAAACAACCTAGATGAATTCTTTTCCCATGTACTCTTATGTTGGCTGTCCACTTGCTTCTGTCTTTCTGCCAAATAACTCCCGTTGTTCCTGAGTTGTTGTTTTTGCTAAGACTAGCATTTCTGCTATTGTCAGACTTAGTAACTTCCCTTAAATTGCTCCATCTATTATCAGAGGTTATATGGTTTATGTGGTCTATGTCACTACTTGGAAATTCACCTGTCATATACAAGAACACTAGCCTATGAGCTAAATACTTTTTCCCTGCTACCCCTATATGAACATAACCTCTCTGAATGGTTGTTCCTGCTATCTTCCCCGTAGTTCTTTTTGTAAAATGTCCACTTTCAACATCATATAGATATATTCTTTTTAGTATAGACTGAGATATAGCATCCTTAATAAACTTTTCTATGGTTAGATTTGACCATGCCATATTAGAGAAAGTCCCATCCAGTAACTTAATGTTATTTGGTGCTATATCTAACATGTATATATAAGCTAGTCTAGCCATGGGATACCTAACTCCATTTATCATACAGGAGTATCTTCCATTACTCTGTTTTGTTCCCATTGTTTTGTTTGTCTTTAGCTTTGTAAATATTCCTGTGCTGCTATCATAGCTTACTATGGTTTTAAGCTCTGCTTGTGTTATCATTGTTTTCCTTTTGATTTTAGTAATACAATTGTACCATAAAAAAGTAGTGCTACCTAATGAATGGTAACAACACTTAATAAGATGATACGAATATCACCCTATAAATGTTATGCGTTCATGTCTTGCATATAGTAAGTAGCTACACCACCTAGTAAGTGATTATCTCTCTTTGATACTCTCATATAATTAACATAGTAGTAATACTCATTGTATAGTTCTTTTTCATCTACTGTATAACATTCAGTATGTAGTGTAACTACTGCTTTGAACATTTGTTCAGTGATTTCTATTTTAGTAATTGATTTCATCTTGTTACCTCTTAAGTTGAATCTAGTTCGTAATGAACCGATACAAAAACTATAGTTGAAACAAGTAAACAAGCAAGCAATAAGATTGAAATGTAGTAGTATAAATGCTCTACAGATACCATAGTTACGAGGCTGTAGCGAATGTTATAATTCTTTTTAGTTGGTATGATATTGAGTGATAAAGTAGTAGTAAATAGTAAGAATTTAGTAGTGTATAATATATAGGCTATTGAGTGATTAATTATTATACAGTTTAGTTTTAGGTTTTTGGGGTATTATTGTGTGAGGTTTAGTAGAGGATGTTCACATTTACTAAACTACTATGTGAATAACATGTGAATAACTTTTAACCTCAATCCTTTCAAACCACTACAACTAAGTACTTCCAAGCCCTTCATTCAAGCCCAAAGTGTACCAGTAATAATGTGAATAAGTAGGTATATTGATGTGAATAACTCTTGTTTTATAGGAGGCTATGGGGTAAAATGAATTGTCTATGAGGGTAGATACCCATCTCTAAATACTTTGATTGAAAACAAGAAACCTTAACCAAACCTTACACCAACCTATTCCACAACCCCAATGACAAGTGGTCATAATTATGATATACTACTATTGTTCAATTAAGAACAACTACCTCCTACGACTCCTTCTCGATATAGTATAGGTTATAAGATTCCTATGCTATACTCTACTAAAGGAACTACTATGATGTTAAAACTAACTACCTTCCCAGCTAAAGCAATAGAACCATTAGATAGAATATACTTATTGGATGATTGTACTATGTATAGTGTTGTAGATGTACAAGAGAATGAAGGTAATACTATAGTGTTGCTGAATGAAGATGTTATGTTGAAGTTAAGTGGTATCATAGAACCTATTAATAAGATTGTGTTGATAAAGGATGTATGATGTGGTTAGTATCAGGTACAATGATGTACAAGGTTAATGTTCGTAAGATGGAGTTTGAGATTATAGAAGGGTATACACAAGCTGATTATACTAAGTACTCTCAGAGAAGAAACCCTAGTAATAACACTGGTTACACTAAGCTATCGTAATAGTCTAAGTTCTTCTCACTGTATCCAACTCTTCCTCTAAGTGGTACTTGCTTACCATCTTTGTCATATCTCTTCTTAACCATATCATCGTTATGTTGTATATAGTCTTTACTCTCTACTGTCCTTATGAGTTCTTCTAGTAAACCATTCTCTATTGATACTAACTTCATTCTTGCTGGATAATATATATCTGTTGGTTTATTCTGCATAACTCTTTGTCTGAACATCTGTCTCCACATACGAACTATTATTTGTAGGTGTATATTCTCTAGTTTATGTCCATATTGTTGAGGGTATAGTAGGAAGTGTCTTACTAATGCTACTGCTCTAGTTGCCATATCTTCTACTAACTTTCTATCACCTGATGTAGAGATGTCTATGAAGTCTTGTCTGTGTGGATTGTGAATATGTCTGAAGATATAGTCTATTTTACGCTTTAGTGGTGAGTTAGTTCTGTATGGTACAAGTCCTAATTCTACTAGTTCTTTATTAAATGGAGTTGGATAATCAAAATGTCCATAATCTTTATAGCTTTCCATATTAAACCCTTATATAGTGTAAGCATAATTGTATCATATTTAGTTATGCTATACTTTTACCATGATAAATAAGCTTAAAGAGATACTAGACTACTATGGAGATACATATGTGGTTACTAGTAGTATGGATGATATGCTTGAAGAGTTATTGGCTAATAATGTTGAGATTAAAGGTGACAGCTTCTATTGTCCTATCTGGAACAAAGATATAAATGGATGGATATTATTGGCTGGAACTAAAAACAAAGCTGATATGTGGGTTATGAAGAAGATTATAAAGTTGATTAAGTCTGGAGTACCAATATACTCTATGCTTAACGGTAACTCTGATTACCTATTGGATAGGTTGTCAAGGTACAATATGAATATTATAAAGAGAGATGGAGATACTTCATTTATTTCATTTAACATAAAGGATTAAGCATGGCAGCAGTAACAGCAGCGGTAATCGCAGCAGCAGCAATAGGTGCTGGAACTAGTATTTATACAGCTAAGGAACAAGAGAAAGCAGCAGACGAACAACAAGCTGAACTCAAAGCAGCAGAAGAAGCCAAGAAGAAAGAAGCTGACAGAATAGCCAAAGAGACAGCACCAGACCAAGAGACCTTTACTGGTATACAGTATGGAGCAGACACAGAAGGTGATGAGTTAGGTAATGTATCTGACTTCTTGGTTCCTAAGACATCTGCATTGGGTACAACTGGTAGCGGTAGTTCATTAGGATTTAAGATATGAGAGACCATCCAATGTATATCAATATAAGCATTGAAGAGCTTATAGATTGGTGTAAAGATAATAACCCAGATAAGATGTTGCTTGAAGATGGTGATGCTTTCCTCAGAGGTAAGATAGCTGGTAAAGTAGAGTTGATAGATGCTATGGTTATGTATTTAACTGATACTGAAGATGATGATGAGGAACAAGAAGATGGATGAAGAATTATTACCAAGTGAGTATTATAGTAAAGCTGCTAAGGATAGAAAGCCTTATGAAGATGAAGCTGAAGCATTAGCTAAGATGACTATACCAGCATTGATGAGAGATGAGTCATGGACTGGTAGTTCAACTCAACCTGATAGTTATGGTCAAGCCTTTGGTGCTAGATGTGTTAATAATTTATCGTCTAAGATAGGTATGACTTTGTTTCCACCTAATGCTAGTGCCTTTAGATTAACTCCTAATGCTGACCTTATGGGCAATGTAACTGGTGGTAGTGGAGATGCTACATCTGAGATACAGAAGGATATAACCAATGGTCAAAACAAGATTAATGATAGACTAGAAGCTGCTAATACAAGGAACACTATCTTTACTGTGCTAGAACATCTGATTGTTGTCAGTTCTGTTGTGTTGGAGAAGATACCAAAGAAAGGGTATAAGGTTCATACGCTTAGAAACTTTGTTGTCAGTCTTGATGATAAGGGTGAAGAGTATAAGCTCTGTGTTAAAGAGAAGCTTACTAAGTTACCTGAAGGTATTACTGTAGCTGATGAGAAAGAAGAGTATGAATTATATACTCAGTTAGAGGAAGTAGAAGAAGGTAAGTGGGTATTAAAGCAAGAGATAGATGGTGAGTATGTTAGTGATGAGAGAACGTTTACTGACGAGAATAGACCATTTGCTTATCAAGGTTGGTTATGGACTCAAGGTGATGAATACCATAGACCATATGCTTCTAGCTATAAAGGTGGATTTGAAGAGTATGAGACTTGGAGTAAGATACTTACTAAAGGTGGATTAGTTAGTTCTAAGAATATTACTTTTGTAGATGAGAGAACTGGTAGGACTAGACTTAGAGATGTTCGTAAGGCTGACAATGGTGCTATCATACAAGGTAGAGGTGATGATGTTACTAGTTATCAACATGGTAAAGCATATGACTATCAAGTAGCACAAGCTGAGAAGGAAGAAGTTAAACGTGACTTATCTGATGCTTTCTTATTGGTTACCAGAAGACAAGCTGAGAGAGTTACACAAGAAGAGATTAAAGGTGATACTGCTGAGTTAGAGAATGCCTTAGCTAGTATGTATAGTGTAGTATCAAATAGGCTTATTAAGCGTATGGTTAAGTGGGCTATGCAAGACTTAGGGCTTAAGCTAAAGACTATCCAAGTTGATATAGTGACTGGACTAGATGCACTAGGTAGAGCAGTAGAAGCACAGAAGTTAGATGAACTAATGACTAGAGCTGGACAGTTAGGATTTGCTGATAGGTTTAAGAAAGGTTCACTAGCTATTAAGTATGCTGGATTCTATAATGTACCTACTGATGATATTCTTATGAGTGACGAAGAGTATGCTAAGCTACAGAAGCAGAACCAAGAAGCATTAGCTCAACAACAAATGAATGAGTCTGGTATGGCTAAAGCTGGTCAGAACATGGCTGATGCTGCAATACCTACTCAAGGATAATTATTGTTTAAATTTTGGTACATCTTTAGAGAGGAGGATATAGACATGAAAGACAGAAAGTACAGTGAGACAATCACAGTTCATAAGGCATCTGAGTTGGCTAAACAGCCTAAACAAACAAAGAAGAAACAACCAAAGAAGGATAAGTAGTGGTAAAAGATATATTGAAGTTGAGAGAGTCTGGTAAGTCAGACACAGAGATTGGTAAAGAGTTGGGTATCACTAGACAGAAAGTATCTGCTCTAGTAAAGAAAGCTGAGTTTGAAGAAGACAATAAAGTAACTGAAGATGAGTTTCCAGCTAGTATGTATGCTAAGGAATCCAATGTAGTTAAAGACGATACTATGGGTGGATGTATAATTATGACAGCTAGAGAGTATCATGAGTACAGTGAGGCTAATGGTAGATATCAAGGTCGTAAAGATGGCAAGAAGGGTAAACTAGACCCAATGGAGCTTAGAGTAGCTATCTCTACTATTGGTCGTGGTGATAGAAGTGGTATTGATGTAAAGAATCATTTACTACAAAAACATGGTATTACTGAAGATGATATTCGTACTGCTGCTAAGAAGCTTACAATGGAAGAGGAAGTTGATTATAAGACTGTATTAAAACCTCTTGGGATGAAGTAGTAAGTTATGGCTGATGAGATATTAAGTGGGGATTTAAACCCACCAGTAGAGGATGCTGTTCTTCCTAGTGAGGAAGCTGAAGTACCAACAACAGATGATTATCTTAAAACAAACACTCATGATAATGGTAAGTTGTTTGGTAGATTTGAATCAACAGAAGAAGCACTAGAGTTTTACAAGAAGCAAGAAGTTACACATACAAATAATATGAGGGAACTTAAAGATGAGCAAAAGGCAAAGACAAATGAAGTTCAGTCTGTTCAGGCAGATTTAGAAACAGAACAAACTAGAGTGTCCAACTTATCTGATATGACAAACAAGCTTATTGACAATGGTATGAGCTTTAGTGATGAGATGATTAGTCAGCTAGAGGAACAAGGTCTTAACAAGTTTGAGATAGAGTCTACTGCATACAAAGCAAAAGAAGCTATTGAAGTTAACTATGCTACTGCTGGTGGAAAAGAAGCCTATGATGGACTCATGGAGTATGCAACTACTATCTATGATGAGACTCAACAAGATAGTATCCTTAGAAACATCAAAGACAATCAAGTGTCTAAAGAGTTTAGAGAACTAGCCATACTTGGTTTAAAAGCTAAGCAAGGTGGTGTTACTCAAGAGGTTAATGCTACTACAGAAAGAATTGTTGGTAAGTCAGCTAACGAGTCTGGAGTTAAGGGATATGGCAGTCAACAAGAGTTATTTGCTGACAGAAGAGCTAGTCAAAACAGTCCAGCTATGAAGGCTAAGTACTTAGCTAAACTAGCTATTACAGACAATAGGATTCTTACTCTACATTAGAGGATTTGCTATTGCATTTATTTTTATGATATACTTTCGGTAAGTCTAGCTAACAAAGCTAGTACATCTCGAAAAGAGAATCCTTATCGAAAGCTATTGATTCCTAAAGATTTGAATGATTTTTGTTTCAACTAACTAGGTTAGTTAGGTAAATCTAATTTCAAAACTTTAAGGAGTTTATTATGGCTTATACTGGAGCTACGAATCCATTAGTGGGTTCTGATTCAACTGACACACTTACAAGAGACATCCATGCTGGTGTACTTGAACACTTACAAAGACCTACTGTAATCTTTAACACAATCTACAAACAAACTGGTACTGGTGGTACTGGACTTCGTTATGTAATTGAAGGTAAAGAAGACACTGATAATACTGATGTAACATCATATGCTACTTCTGGTACTCAAATTAATGTATCTAATGGTACACAAGATGAGATTGTAATTAACTTTGACAGACCACAATATACTGCAAGACGTGTAGATGGTTGGGATGAAGCGGTTACTAACTGGGATGTAATGAGTATGCAAGGTAGACAAATCGAGTCTAAATTACTTAATGCTATTGACCGTAAAGCTGTTGCTGCTATTGAAGCTGCTACTACTGCTACTGGTTTAGTTGGTAATGGTGATGGTACTGTTGTTGTTAACACTGCACTTCCGGGTGGAGCTGCTGCTGGTACAACTGCTGCTGCTCATGGTAATGCTATTGCAGAGTCTATTTATGCTGCTGCTGCTGCTATTCGTGGTAATGATGATTTTGGTGAGCTTTATATTGCTCTTAACCCAACTAACTATTCTTATGTAGTTCAATCTGATAGAGCAAACAACAAAGACTTTACTAATGGTAATGGTGGATTTGATGTAGGTTCTGTGTATGAGATTGGTGGGGTAATGATTATCCAAACTAACAACATGCCAGCTACTGCTGGTCTTATTGGTCTTGTTTATGGTATGGAAGCTGCTGGAGCTTCAATCTTATGGGATTTAAAAACTCGTATCGTTGATGACCCAGACTTCTTAGATGCTAAACGTATTCAGTCTTACTTCTCAAACGGTATGGCTCCATTACGTTGTCAATCTGCTGCTGCACTTAAAAACGTATAAGGACTAAGTGATGGAACTATTTGAAATACATGCTGGAAGTTTCATAGGGGTAGCAGATGCTACTCCACTTGGAATTAAAAAGCAGATTAGAGCTATTGATGCGAACGCTGTCACTTTTAATTATACAGCTACACCAACTAGGCATGTGGCTGATGCCATAGGTACTGGTGATGGTGCAGAAACAGATTTCACTTGTAACAATACTCCGCTAATTGATGACGATTTAATTGCCTATGTTGATGGTACAGAAATTGACCCAGAATATTACAGTGTAGTATTGGCTACTGGTGTTGTTACATTTGACCCAATACCAACTGTTAATACTGGTGATGCGTTAGGTACTGGTGATGGTACTGAGGTTGACTTTACTTGTCCTAATACTCCATTACTTAGTGATGAAGATTTAACAGTTTATGTTGATGCTGTAGAATATCCTAAGACTGGCTATTCTGTTGTACTAGCTACTGGTGTAGTAACTTTCGACCCAGTTGAAACCACTCACACAGATGATGCTATTGGTACTGGTGATGGAATAGAAGTTGACTTTACATGTAATAATGTACCACTATTAAGTGGAGCTAGTCAAACTGTTTATCCAGCTGGTGACTCTGGCTTAACTGTTTTTGTTGATGGTGTTAAAGTATCTTCAGAAGATTATACTGTTGTATTAGCAACTGGTGTAATTACTTTTGATACTGCTCCACTTGATACATTGGATGTTACTGCTACTTATACTAGTAGTGATGTTGCTGTTGCTGATACATTAGACGTAACTGCTGATTATATTAGTTTAGAACCAATAGCTGATACTTTAGCTGTTACTGCTGATTATATCAGTGCTGATGATGTTACAAAAGTTGTTTCAATGTTAGCTGGTGAAGCTTTCAAAATTGGTGGTGATTGTGACAGTGTTACATCTACTGCTACAAAGAACGTGATACTCTCGTAGTATTTAAGTTTTTAGTGCTTACAGTTATAGATTTGCTGTAAGTATTATCAAATTTAAAAAAGGAACATTATGGCTTACAATGAATTTGACTATGACCCAACTAAGCATACACTTGGTGCTATTAACACTATGCTGAATGCTATCGGTGAAGAAGATATAGATAGTGAAGAAGATATAGATGATGTATTGGAAGCAACTAAAGCTAGAAAGAAACTTATGGAAACTAAGAGAGAAGTTCTTTCTGGTGGATGGGATGTTAATACTGACGATAACTATGTACTTCCAATAGACTTAAATGGTTATATACCTATACCAGCTAATGTTCTTCAAGTTACTGATATTACTGGAGACTTAATAGAGAAAGGTCATATGCTGTATTCTAAGTCTGGTCAATCAACTATATTCGAGGAAGCTCAAACAGTAATAGTATTGTGGGATTTAGCATTTAATGATATACCACAAGCATTAAGAAACTACATTACATTCAAGGCTACTAAGAGATTTAGAGATGCAGATATAGGTGCAGATGCAACTCAACATGGATTCACTCAAGAAGATGAGAGAGATGCATATATGGAAGCTAGAAGGTCTGAAGCAACATCAACTAATGCTTCTATGTTATCACCAACTTACGATATTAATAGAGGTTAATTATGGCTCTTATTGTAGAATCAAAAGAATCACTTTACGGAGGTGTGAACCAACAATCAGCTGACCATAGACTTAGTGTTCAGGTAGAGGAATCTATTAATGCTTACCCAACATTGGATAGTGGTTTACTAAAAAGAAACCCAACATCAAAACTAGACCTATCTAACTCAATTACATATTCAGAAGAGATGTGGACATACGAGTATGATAGAGGACTGTCTGGTATCAGTGAAGAGAAGTATGCTGTAAATATACTTGCCTCTGGTATGGAGATTATAAATGTTATTACTGGTAAGGTTTATAAAGAAGGTTCTGGATTAACATACTCTGGTAATGCTAAGTCTTACTTGTCACCATTTGTTGCTAACAATGGATTTGCTGGTGTTACTATTAAAGATAATACCTTTATACTAAACAAGAATATTGTACCTCAGATAGACAATATGATAAACAATACAACTGGTGGAAGTACATCCACTGTAACTGCATATAAGTCAACTATTGGATTTAAGACACCTAGTAGGCTATGGGATTACTTGTATGATGCATATCCAAACTGGGCACAGAAAGTATTTGCTCCAACTAAAGTATCTGCTGCTTGGCAAGGTTCTTCTATGGGGTCAACAACAAGTGTATCAGTTGATGGAGTTATAATCAGTTACACTATACCAAGAGATACTGCCATTGCATATGGTAATGTTATTGATACTTGGCTAGAGTATAAGGCTAACTTGTATTCAAAGATAGCAGAAGCACTACCTTCTAACTTGTATGTTGTAACTGCTGCTACTGATAGTATTTCAATACAGAGATTAGATGGAACTGCTATTGCTGTTGGATTCTCTATATCATTCTTACCATTAATAGATGATGCTGGCAATCCATATGCTGATACATATCCAGTACTTGATTCTGTAGAGGGAGATTACTATACTGGTATAACATCAACTACATCTAGTGTTGAATACACGGTAACTCCTCTTGACTATAGGAAGGATGGCTTCTATTGGATAAGTAGTGCTAATCCTTCTACTGCATATACATACTCTGTAAGTGCTGTAGATGAGCTAAACAATACTGTTGTTGCTAGTACATCAACTGATACAACTTCTAATGCTGCTGCATCTTCTATTGCTATTGCTATCAATGCTAATGCTAACTTCTCTGCTGTAGCTAATGGTTCAGTAGTAAGAATAACAGCGTTGAATGCTGATATGAAGTCAGTTACATCTTATGATAGTTACGGTAATCAAGCTTCATTTTCTTGGTCTAACGAAGTAGCTAATGCTAATGAATTACCAAATGATTTAGGATTTGATGCTACTGTAAAGGTTGTTGGAGATATAGATAATAAGTTTGTATCTTATTGGTTAGAGTTTATAGAAGGTGTTTGGAAAGAAACATTAGACCCATATAGTAGTCCAATCATAGTTGATGATTATATGCCTCATGTATTAACTAGGAATGCTAATGATACCTTCACTCTTGGTTCTTATGGTAAGTGGAGTGATAGACTAGTTGGGGATGATGATACTAATCCATTCCCTACATTTGTTGCTTCTGATGATAATGGTGCTCCTAAGATTAAGGATATATTCTTCTTTAAGAACAGACTTGGATTTATAACTGAGAGAACTGTAGTGATGAGTGAAGTAGGTAAATATGGTAACTTCTGGAGAACTACTGCTGTAACAGTTCTGGATAGTGACCCAATAGATACCGTTGCAGATACTACTAAAGCTATACAATTGGAGTATGCTACATATATAGAGGATAGTGTTATGTTGTTCTCAGACAAAGCACAATTTAAGTTGTCTGGTGGAGCTGTACTGAGTCCTAAGAGTATTCAGATAACACAGACATCTGCTTATGAGATAAACAAGTCTATTAGACCAGTGTATATGAATGATAAGATATTCTTTGCTTCTGTTAGAGGTGACTACTCTGCTATCATGCAGTACCAGATTAAGAATGGAAACATAACATCTGAAGCTATAGACATCTCATCTCATGTTCAATCGTATATACCAGCTACAATCACTAAGCTTAGTGGTAGTGCTATTAACAATATGTTGTTTGTATCACAGTCTACTCCTGATGCTGATAACAATGAGAACAATACTATCTTTGTATATAAGTACTATGACAATGGTGACAGTAGAGTTCAGTCTGCTTGGTTTAAGTGGACATACAATGGTTCTATCTTTGGAGCATTTAGTTTAGGAAAGAACTTAAATGTATTGATTAGTAGAAATCAAGCTAGTGCAGTGACTGACTGGGTATTAGGAAGTGGTACTTGGATTGGTAGTAAACTATGGACTGGAGATGGTATATGGTATGGTAGTCCTAGTGCATTAACTACTAGCCAGAACTTTGAGACACAACCAATACATCCTCAATCCTACTTGGGTGAGTTCATAGATGCAAGTGAGATAGTTGAAGATGAAGATACTATAATTGGATTATCTTCTTTAGCAAGTGCAAGTATAGTAGAGTATGAGTTAAGCACATTACTTATAGCAGATGTAGTTGTCATGATAGATACAGATGCAACTGGATACACTTTGTCTGTTACTACGAACTTAGATGTATACTCAACAACAAATAGCAGTATAACAGTAGCTAGGAACACACTGGAGACTATAACTGGAATATCAATAGACTTCGACACTCCAACAGAAGGAAGTGTATTAACTAGCATAGGAGCTTCATATACTGGTGTATATAGTGAACTGTTATATAATGGTGACTTTAGAAATGGTACTATTAACTGGACATATACTAATTGGGATGAACTACATCCAACTAAAGATATAGGTTCATTGATACCTAGTAATGTAAACATAGGAGAATGGGTAGCTAAGTCAGGTGATAAAGCATTAACTAATGGCAACATCAAGATGAAGACTGTTCAGGTAGAGTCTGAAGAAGGAAGTTCATTTGACTTATTAATACATGACGTAAGCAGAGATACTATTAGAAGGATTAAAAAGAAGTTTACAGTAGCTAGAAAACCAATGGTGTATGGTGATAGTAGAAATATTAGAATTAACATTACTAATAGTGATACTCTTGGATATAGAATAAACTCAGTTGCTCTTGAGGGTAACTATAATGCTAGAAATAAAAACATTTAAAGGAATTAGATATGGCAACACAAACAGCACCATATGGTATAGATGGTACAACATTAACGTATCCTCAGTCTAAGTACATAGCATCAAAGCAACACTGTAAAGTTTTTCTTCAGTTAACATCTGATGACTCATACACAACTCTTGACGTTGCTGATTATGACTTGATAGGCAATAGTGTAGTTTTAAAAGAAGCAATCTCTGGAGTTACATACAAGCAGATTAATATTGTTGTAGCTGATACACAAGATGAACTAGGAGATAATCCAACTGATACTGCTATCGTTTCTGCAATAGCTGATGAGATAGTTACTGTAGCTGGTATAGTTGATGAAGTTGTTACTGTAGCTGGACTAACTGTTGAGATACAATCAATATATGCAGATAGAGTTGGACTACAATCTATCTATGCTGATAAGGCTACATTAGATAGTATATATGCTGATAAGACTACATTAGATGGTCTGTTTGCTGACAAGGTTACTCTTGACAGTTTGTATGCAGATAAGACTACATTAGATTCATTGTATGCTGACAAGGCTCAACTTGATGCTATATATGCTAATCTAACTGAGATACTTGAAGCTGATGAGAAAGCTTGGGAAGCTGAAGCAAGTAGATTGACTTCTAATAGCTATGCTGCTGAAGCTGAAGATGTGTTTGTTAATATATGGACTTCTGATGGTGATGGTACATATACATCTACACCTACTACTGAATACTCAGCATTACATTGGGCTGCTAAGGCAGAGGAGATAACTGGTGGTTCAATAGACTCATTGACTGATGTTGATACTACTGGAAAAGTAGATGAAGACTTATTGACTTGGGATGGTTCTAATTGGGTTCCATTAAGTAGAGATGAAGTTGGAACAAAGACAACTGCACCAACTATATCATTCAGTTCACCAATAGATGAGAATACAACTGGTAATGTGATTACTATTACAAACCATGATGCAGATGCAGCTTATACATTTGGTACTACTGGTGATGTTGGTACAATAGATTATACAAGTGGCGATACAGCTACTATTGATGCGGTAGATATAACTGATGATTTAGACCATGATGGAACTATAACTTGTTATGCTACTAAAGCTGGTGAGTTAAAGTCAGTTACAGCTAGTGAAGATATAACAATAACATACATAGCATCTACTGCTGATGATGCAATATCAGACGATTTATCGTCAGATGTAATAAATGATGGATACTAGGAGATATTATGGGCGATAGATTATCAAGTAAAGCAAGAGCGACAAGAACAAGTGAGAGTGTAAAACAAGGTCATGTAGTTATATCAAGTGCTGATGTAGATGGTATTACTACTTCTACTGATATTACTGGATTGACAGAAATGTTTGTAATCAATACAGAGATTACTTCTATGACAGCACAAGCTGGTACAGTTAGTGGTAGTGTTGGAACTCAAGTGTTTACATATACTACTCCATTAGCTAGTGCAGCTACAGAGGCTTCTAGTGAGTACGAGTGGGTAGAAGTAACTTCTACTACATTAAGCACAATTCCTACTGAGTATACAATAGATACAGCTAGTGCTACATCAATAACTTTAACTGATAGTGTAGCTACTGGAGATAAGTTATCATTACACAATGCTACTGATGGATTGGTTGAGAAGAAGATTGGTACTGTTACAGAAGGTGAAAGTGGCATTGTATCTAGTGCAGACCCTTTTGAAGATGGCTCCCTTATCGCTAAATATGAGATGGAAAATGATGTAACCGATACTACTGAAACTTACAATGGTACAGCAACAGATATAACTTATAACACTGGAAAATTTAGCCAAGGTGCTATATTTAATGGCACAACAAGTCGTATTGATATATCGACTTCTGTTGTTCCAGCAGTAGGTGATTTCTCAATCTCAATGTTTATAAATATGGATGACATGGCTAGTAAGCCTCCATTATTTAGCAATATAACTACTTCTCAATTGCTTGGTCAAATTCTAGTAAGAGTACAAGCTACTGGAGAAATTAAAATCTTCACTTGTAAAGCTGACGCAAGTAATTCTGTAAGTTCAATAGGAACAACAACTCAATTGTCAATATCGACAGAATATCATATTGTTGTTACTAGAATATCTAGCGTGTATAAAATCTATGTAGATAAGATAGACACATCTTTTTCTAATACTGGAGATACAATACTTGATGGTGTAGCAAGTCCAGCAATAGGATATTATGCTAGTGGTCAGTTTGATGGTATGATAGACCAAGCAGAGTTTTATGATAGAGGTTTAACGCAATCTGATGTTGATGCACTATTCACACAGACAGCCAGTACATACCAAACTTCAATAGATGGTACAAACGGTTCAGAAGATTTTGAATTAACAGTAGCTCCTACATCAGCTTTCAAGTATGATAAAACAGATATAAGTATTTGTCTTGAAGATACAGCAGAGAGAATAGTTAATCTAGTTAATAGCCACAAGACAGTTGAAGCTGGTTCTCAAACATCAGTAAGCACAACAGAAGCAGTTACATCAGATACTAGACTAGTTGTTATTAGTGATAATGGTACAGTTTATGATGAGATATGTGGAACTGTAACTGGAACTGCACCTTATGTAATTGATATTACTGCTCATGGATTAGGTGGTGGTGAAGTAGCTGATGAAGCTTATGAGAAAGGTACAGAGAGTTTAACTAAAGTATCTTCTACTACTACTGAGTTTGTAGGAACTAATGCTGTAAGTGGTTTACTTAAAGATGGTGATATAGTTGTGTTAGATGGTGATGAAGTTGTAGGTACTACTATTGTTGAGGGAACACATGAGACTGGTGGAAGTATAGTTGATTCAACGAACCCACTTGGTGATGATAGTATTTTTACAAAGCTTCAACTAAATGATAACCTTACTGAATTAACTGGCAACAGTGCTGTAACTGGAACAAACATAACTTACACTACTGCACACTATGGGAATGGTGCTGTTATTGATAACTATGCATTAGGTAGCACTATTAAATTAAACCCTGCGGTTACTAATGTTTCTGCGTTTACTTTATCAATGGTGTTTAATATTACTGGAACTAACGGTACTGGGTCGATTGCTCAGATAGCTAATGATGCTAACTTAAAAATAGCAATAGACCAAAGTGCCAATAAGATAGATGTAAGAATGGCTGGTAATGCTCAATTATGGACTAATACAATAACAATAGATAGAGATACAGTTTATCATTTATTAGTAAGGTGGGATTCTTCTATTAGTAGTGGACAGCCTCAGTTCGCTATAACGCCAATAGCTAGTGAGAGTATAAATGCACTAGCTAATTGTGGTAATGTAAACACTACTCCTTTTACAGTGGAAGTTATTGCTGGTTTGGACTCACCATCTACAACTCAGGATAATAGTGTTTTAGACCAACTTGAACTTGCTTTCAAGAGTGTCAGTGATGCAGAAGCAAACATATTGTTTACTCAAGATGGTACAGTAATCATACCTAAATATACGATAACACACACAGACATAGGTACACCAGCTACAACTTGTGAGATACAAGATAGAGCTAAGAAACTATCTGTAACAAGTAAACTATTTGATGGTACTAACTTTGATTATACATACAGTTCATATACTAGAAGTGGTAGACATATAGCAAGTAAGTTAGAGTCAAGTGCTAGTGGCACAACTGTAGTAGCACCTCTACTAATAAACCAGAATAAGGCAGGATAATATGATAACTACTAAAGATAAAGTAACTCAGCATTTAGATGCTGATGGTAAGCCTAATGGTATGGTTACTCATACTGACATTGAAGTATATGAAGAGGATAAGCTAGTTGGCAAACCAGCCATAAAAGAACAAGCTAAAAAAGATATGAAGACTGAACATAATCTAGTCTCATACGATACAGATACTACTTCTTTGGTTTACATGAACGCAGTTACAAACCTAGCTAACTTCAAGTTTATTCAAGCACTAGTAGATAGTGATGTAAGCTTACAGCCTATATATGATGCAGTGTATAAAAGCACTATTGATTGGAAAGGTTCTGATAACTTACCTCATACAGTACAGATAGAGTCTATTGCTGAGGCTATAGAGATGGCAATGACATCATTAGCTGCTGATGTAATAAAGGTATAAGACAATGACTCAAGAGCAAATAACACTTGAATTAAAGTTTGTAAGAGACGTAGAGAAGAGAGGTAGGTTTCTAAGACTGCTTCTCTCTATAGACCAGTTCTTTAATGTACTACTTTGGAATGGTTCACAAGACCAAACTATAAGTTCACATATACATACTAGACAAGCCAGTGGTAAAGCTAATTGGTTTGACAACAGTGTATGCTGGATGCTAAAGAGAATACAATCGAAACATTGTCTGAGAAGCATAGGCGAGTAGATAATCTTCTTAGCTGTATTCTGCTTCTATCAATTAGAAGTAGGCTTAGAGTTAAGATAATGAAGTATAGATATAAAAGGAGACAAGATGGGAATATTTAGCACTATATTTGGTTCAAGTAAAGTTATTGAAACTGGGCTAAAACTAATTGATGACATACACTATTCTGACAGTGAAGAGGCTGAGGATAAGCGTAAAGAAGCTACATTGAAGACAAATGCTAAGATAGAACTATTAAAGGCTTATGCACCCTTCAAATTGACTCAGAGATACCTTGCCTTTGCTTTTAGTGGTATCTTCTTATTCATAATGATTAATGGAGTACTTGGTTCATTGTATGGATTTATCTTGTTAGAGAATGTAAATAATGCTAGGGACTTCGCTAATGAGATGTGGCTAGGAGAAATAGTTATAGCTATAATAGGGTTTTATTTCAGCGGTGGTTTCGTAGAGAGTTTTAATCGTAAGAAATAACTTGTGGTATAATTTTAAATAAACAAATAAGGAAAAGTGATGGTTGAAGCTTGTGAGCATAACGAGAAGGTCAATAGGCTTGAACTAGCAGTAGAGAGCTTAGTTAAAGAAACTGCTGTACAAGTTGCTAGTATGTCTAAGATGGAGTATATACTACAATCATTAGGTGACTCAATGGAAGTGTTGGCTAGAAGTCAGCTAAAGATAGAGCAACACTCAGAGCAGATAGCAGTAGCTAACAAGCGTATATCTAACAATGAAGGTGACATTAAAGAGTTGAAAGATAATATGTATGGTCAATGTGCTGTTAAGACTAAAGAGATGGCTACTGACAAGAGTGAACTACATGGTAGAATAGATGATGAGTTAAAAGATATGGAGTCTAAGTCAAACAGTAAGGTTATCTTTGTACTAGCGATATTAACATTTGCTTTTGGATACTTGGTATTAGACGATAATGATAACAGAGATAAGATGGATAAGATACTCACAGCAGTAACAATCAATCAAGCTAATATAACACACTTAATGGATGACTTCAAAGAACACAAGATAGGACATAAATAATGAGAAGTAATTATTTTGAGATTCATGAGCTAGTACCTAAGCATATCTTTGAGAAGTATAACATTAGTGCTTGGAGATTTATTAGACCAGAGTTAATTCGTTCATTGGATTTAGTTAAAGAGAAGTTCCCTGAAGGTACAATGACGGTTAACAATTACTTCTGGGGCGGTAACTACAACTGGAGTGGTCTTAGAACACCAGATAGTCCACACTACAGTGAGACATCAATGCATTCACTAGGTGGAGCAGTAGACTGTAAGTTTAACCAATATAGTGTAGATGATGTAAGAGATTACATTGTAGCTAATCCAGAACAGTTCCCTGAGATAAGGGGTATTGAAGAAGATGTAGCTTGGTTACATATAGATGTTAGAAATACAAATAGACTATATACATTTAAAGGATAAATAATGGCAACACAATCTGGATGGACTGGAATAATTACAAACTCTGATACTGGAGATGAAGTAGAAGCTTATTTAGATACTGCATTTAGTGCTGTAGATGCTAATGCTACTGAGCTTGGATTTACAACTACTAGAAGTGAAGATAACGAAACAGATATAGCTACACTTAATACAAATAGACAGTTTACTGATGCAACAACAACAGACGTAGATGATATTGTAATAAGTGGTTTATATTATGTTGACACTAATCTTCCTGACTCTCTAGTTCTGAGTGACTTAGAAGTTATTGGATACAATGGTGTAGATAGTGTTAAGCAAAGACTATCAAATAATGCTGATGGTTCTGTGTACTATCGTACTAGTGCATTGGGTGATGGTAGTGATTGGACTACATGGGTTAAGGATGCAATTACAGCTAGGGTTGATGTAAACGAAACTGATATAGCAGCATTGCAAGCACCAGACTACATTGATATGAATCTTCTTGAAACTTCTCCAACACACAACGAGGGAAGGTTCTATTATAATAATGTAACTGACACATTCAATCTGCAAGGTCCATATGCTGGAATAGAAGTAAGTCCCGGTCATGGTAGCCACATACATATAATAAACAATACTGGTTCAACTATTGAAGCTGGTATGGTCGTAAGACCAGCAGGTATAGCTGGCGGAGTTCTTCAAGTAACCAAAGCTATAGCAACATCATTTGATAATGCTAGAATTATTGGTGTGGCAATCATAGATATACCAGATGGAGAGGAAAGTGCTGTGGCTACTGGTGGTATACTAACTGGTTTAAATACTAATGGATTGGCTACTGGAACTCCAATGTATCTTAGTGATACTGTAGCTGGTACATTGACTGATGTTCCTCCAGCAATTAGAACAGTCGTTGGTGGTGTAATAGTTGCAGATGCAATAGATGGTATACTGAATGTACTAATAACAAACAATAAGAATGTTCCTACAATCTATGGTGGGCTACAAGGACAAACTTCTGGAAATGATACATATGCACTAACTTCATCTGCTATAGACATAGATGATTTTGAACTGTCAACTGAAGTTGTTGTAGCTACAGATAAAGCAACTGGTGTAATAACATTACCTAATGATGGTCACTATAGAGTGAACTTTACATCTAACATTTCTTTTACATCAAGTTCAAGTACTAGAACAGTGTCTATAGAATTGTATGATGCAACTACATTAGCCGTTCATTATACATGTGATAAGAATGTACCAAGAGATGCAACTGCTGACTCATTCAATTTTACTTTTCCAATAAATGAAAATGCTGGCAATCAACATAAAATGAGAATACGTTCTGTTCCAGATATGGATGTAACATTTGAATCTATAGTATTTGACATTCAATCTATTAACATAGTATAGATAAAGGATAAATGATGGCTACTGAACAACCAACTAAAGCAACTGAGGCAGAGAAGAATTATGCTATTGCTACTGCTGGCATATCGGCTATAAGCTCTATAGCTGGTGCACTAATGACTAGTTCTGCATATGAAGCTCAATTAGAGGCTCAAACAGCTTCTAAGATAGCTAGTATGGGCAATGTTCTTACTTCTTATGAAGTTAATGCTTCTAAGCTTGCTGAAGACTACAAACTACTTGATAGTATGTTTGCTGACAAGATTAGTGAGAGGTCTATACAAGGCATGAAAGACCATGCTAGAATGAGAGCCGCTGCTGCTGAGACTGGAACATATGGTGGTACTACTGACCAAGCTGTTAATGAAGCTTTTATGACACAGATATTAGATGTTGCTGTAATTAACAAAGAACGTAATGTTGCGTTAATTGGTATAAGCAGAAAATCTGAAGCAGCTAAGGCTAATGCAGTAAGTCAGTTTGAGTCATTAGCTAGTGGTGGTACAAATGTACAAGCTAATGCATTGATGTCTGGATTATCTGGTGCTACAAGTGCACTAGGTGGATTACTTGCTACAATGCCAAATAGTGTTAAGGCTAGTATATTTGATACTTCTGTTGAGGATGTTGACCAAGACTTTGAAGCACCGTATGGCTTTGAACCAAGTTATAGAGATTTATAAAGGATAAACATATGGCTACATTAGATACGTTAAGTCAAGCAAAGAGGACTACTTCAGCTCAAGCTTCTGTTGGTGCTAGTGGGTTAGCTACTACTCCAGCTATGGTTTCTGAGACTAAACAATTCAGTTCTGACTTACAAGCATTAAAGGGATTAGATACTGGTGCTAAACAAATAGCTACAGCTATGCTACAAGGCTCTCAGGCTGCCGATAACATTAGAAGCAATGATTTGTATGCATTGAGTGTTCAAGGAGCTAAAAACATAGATAAAACTATGAGTGAAGTAGAGTTGAAACAGGGTCATCCATTAACATCATCACAACTAGATGACACCATAGAATGGAAGAGACAATACCTAACTGATTTGGTTGCTACTAATATAGACCCAAATGATAAAACTAACATTATGTATAAAGAGAAGTTTCTTAGACCAGCTACAGAAAATATGCAGACTCAAAACAAGGCTACTAGAAGTAAGTATTGGACTGCATTTAAAGAAGAAAAGGTATTGGATAATACTAAAGAGATAAAAGCCAATGGTTCATACATGTTGCAAGGTAGAATTGATGAGATAATCTCAGATTGGGAAAATCTTAAAGTTGCTAATGCAAATGAAAACGTATATGCTGCACTAGCTAGTAGTATTATAACAGACATGAATGAGCATGAGGTTGAGAGTTGGGATTTCACAGACAAGGAACAAACAGTTGATTTCTTCACTAACGGTCATGTTGTATACAAGGATGGAGAATTCTCAAAAGGCAGTGAAGATATGAGTGATGCTGCTTTCAATGCTGTTGTATCAAAAGTCAATGAGAGAATGAAGACATCAGAGTCTTTATATAACACTGAATCAACTCAATATATGTCTACAAAACTAATAACTAATGACGAGTACATAGATAGAGAAGGAAACCTATATACACATATGGTAGACCCAACTAAATATGAGAACGAGATAGACTCAAAGTATCCAGATGTAGGTGCACAGCAAAGACAAAAGCTTATGGATATGTTCTTTTCTGCTAACTCTAAAAAGTCAGTAGCTCAGTCTATTTATAGGTTCAATGACAAATATGATGATATTGTAAAGAAGTTAAATAATGGTATAGCTGTTGGTGATACAGAACTAAAGGGATTACAGGCAATGGGTATCGTATTCTCAGAACACCCAAATGTTGCTGATACAAACAAAGATACTATACTAAAGAAGCTTAAAGAAGTAAACAATAAAACAGTAGCACTAAGAAGTGGTACTAAGCTATTAGCAGATTCTATGATATCTGGGTCAATGAAGGCGATTAAGTCTGCTACTCAAACAGCAAGTGTTGTCCCAACCAAAGAAGGAAGCACTGTACTTGAAACAAAAGTGATGACTCAGATTGTAAAGACATACTCAGATAAGATTGATGTTGAGGTAGGTAATATCAATATAGACGAAGAGGCAAATGGTTCAAATGTAGGAATAGCAAAACTTGAGTCTGGCATAAAGCAACTAACGAAACTTCAGACAATACTTATAGACAAGCCTGATGTGTTCAAGCAATGGGATAAGCTATACAACTCTACTAGTATGGAGTATGGAAGTGTCTCAGAAGCTAAAAGAGCCTTATACTACAATAAGATAAGAAGAGAAAATGGAGACAAGAAGCTAGGATGGGTTACATCATTTGAAGGTGAGTTAATAGATATCTTAAACTCAGAACCAGTAATAGAAGGTGGTGCTAAGAAAGAGGGGAAAGAGAAGGAAGAAGCTATTTTAAATTCATTTAATGCTAGAATTAACAAGATACGAAATGACATCTATTCTCCAGCAATGCATAGACAATCAGTTGGAGTAATATCTGAGGGCATTGACTTAAAGACAAGTGGAGCAGATGCATGGCTAACTATACTTGATACTGATGCAGCTACAAACATGGGTAACTCTATGCATCAAAAAGCTACTGATGCTGGTGTTACTATTAAAGGGAAGTCTGCTTTACTGGAGTTTACGAAAGACCAGCAAACTATACATGTTGGTCAATATTATCCAGCATTGACTTCAAGGAAAGATATAGTAGTATTAGTTCCAGACAACATTGATGTAACTGCTTATGATAGAGCAATAGCAAAGGCTGTAAGCAACTACAATGAGTTGCACACTACAACTTATGATTCTGGAAGCATAGATGTAAAATCATACTATTCAAAAGAAGTAGACCCTATTACTGGAGTTCCTATTAATGATTATGTTTCAATAATAAGAACTAAAGAAGGTGCTGAGATGTCAGTGTTATATCCAAGTACTGTAAGCGTATTAAACAAAGGCGTAGATGTAACTAGAGGCAAATACAAGAACCCAGCTTTGGAAATGAAGAAGAGTGGATTATTCTTAGGAGATTAAAGGAACATTATGGCAGATATTATTAAAAGACCAACCATACCAAGCGTAGACTTGTCTGATAGTTTACCAGCTGATTTTAGCTTTGACAGACCATCAATACCAGATATGGAAACATCATCATTCGGTATAGATATGGGTGTTGTTGGTGAACGTAAAGATGAAGAAATATTTCTAGGTGATTATTCAAATGAGTTCTTAGCACAGCCAAGCACAAAAGGTCTTGCTCCAACACAGCAAATAATATCTCCAGAAGCACTTACTAAGAAAAGAGAAGAGCAAGAAAGGTCTATAGAAAATGCTACCTTTTCTCAGCAATGGGATTCATTCTGGGCACAAGCTGGTAAAGACCACTTAGGTGCAGATATAACTACATGGGCAGCAACTAAATATTATACTGATTTCAAAGAAGATAAGTCGTACAAACTTACAGATGGATATACTACAAATACAATAATGAACGAAGAACTACCAATGAGTGATTATCCTGAGCTTAGGAAAGCAAAGAGTAAAGAGGAGTTCAACTGGATACTGACCAAGTTGAAGAATGTAAAGAAAGAAAATGAGACTATAGCTAATACTCTTGGAACAAAAAACAAGATATTTGCTAGTGTTACTGGAATGGTTGGTGACTTAGATGTACCAGCTGGTTACTTGGTTGGTAAGTTTGTTAAGTCTCAAAAGGTAATGTCTCTTGTTGCTGGTGAAGGAGCAGCTGAAGCTGGTCTTGCTGTGGCTAGAGCAAATCTTCAAGACAACTACTCTAATGCAGATATGGTTTTTGATATTATGCTTGGAACAACTGTTGGTGTGGGAGTGACAAAGGTGTTTAGCAAGAGTGTTGAAGAAAGAGGATTTGTTCCTGATGACGATGCTATAAAGGTTGATATAACTGAAGTTCCAATGACTCCACAAGAGCGAATTATGTTTCAGATAGAAGAAGGTAAACGTAGACGAAAAGAAAATGAAGTGAGTGTTGAGTTTGCTAGAATAGAAGAAGCTAAAGCAACAAAAGGAACACCAGAGTTTAATGCTGAGTTTGAAAGAGTATCTAAGATAGCTGAGAGAATCAGAAGAGATATGGGACTTAGTGAAGAGCGAATAAAAGAACTTGCTATCAAAGATGCAGAAGAAGCTGGATACAGAATTGATAAGCCATCTGAGTTTAATGCTGAGTTTAAAAAGAAGCAAAGAGAAGCTACTGAGTTGTCAAAGAAGGAAGCAGAGATAGAAGCTAAGATAGCAAAATTAGAGAGAGACTTTCCACTAGATGTAGGAAGAGCAAAGGCTGAAGCAGATAGACTGCAAGACTTGAGAACAAGAGCTGCACAAGCAAGACAAAAGTTATTTGAGTTAGATGGTGAACGTAGAGCTGTTGAGCAACAGAAGTTTGAAGAATTAGAGCAACAGAGAATAAGAGAAGAGACAATAGCAAAAGACATACATGCTAGGAACAAAGAATTAGCTGAGAAGTTTAAAGATAAAAAGTATGAACCATATAACATTAACAGAAGAGAGTTCTTCAAGAAACAAGACGAGATATCCAAAGCTCATACAACCACTCTATTAGAGCGTACAAAGGCTTTAAAAGATACAGCAATACAAAAGCTAAAGAGATACACTAAAGAGCTAGATAAGCTAATAAAAGAAGCTACTCCATCTGCTAGGAAAGTTAAGTTTAGACAAAACAAGATTAAAGAGCTTAATAAAGAAATCAAAGAGCTTAATAAGAAGGCTAAGGATATTGAATCTCCAAGTGCTAAGCCAGAGGAACCTACTCCAGAACAATCTAAAATCATAAGACTTGTTGATGAGATGATGGAAGATGTTGTGACTGAGATTGATGAGTTGAGAACAGTAATAAAGAATACAGCGAAAGAAGAACTAGAGGCAAGTGATGGGATGAAGGCAGTTATAGATGAACTGTACAGAAGAGAACCTGAATTAGCCAAAGAGGTACATGATTTACTTGGTGCTAAACTTGGTAACAAAGTATACACTGGAAAGAAATTAACAGAAGCAGACATAAAGAAAAGCAAGAAAGGTAAGAGCCTATCATTCGCTCAGAAGGTTATGATTTCTGGGATAGCACTAGGCACAATAACTGCTTCAGCATCAGGTGGTGACGAAGAGAACCCACTAGCTGAACTTATGATTGCTGGGTTTGCTATAGCAACTATCATACTGCTAAACAGAGGAGGGATGTTTGATGACATCAAGAATCTTGGGATTAAAAACTCTATGTCAAGAATACAAGAGGGTATGAAGAATAGTTTTAATAAAGCTAATGTTCAGACTTCTAAAGAAGCTTCAATTATAAGACAGACATCATCATGGATAGCAAACTTAGCAGATACAAGACTGACTTCTGCTATGGCTCCATTTTTAGTTGGAGGCAAGATAGAAAAATTTGCTAGACAGCTGTTCTTTTCACATGGTGGTGGAGAAGGTCTTGAATTGCTGAGACAATCTTGGAATAATAAAGCTATGAAAGACTATTCAGTTGGAGAGAAGGTCTGGTATCAAAAATGGCTAAGTGAAGAAAGTCAAGCGAACATAGGGAACAGTATTGAAAGAGAACAGTTAAACATAGAGCGATTTAGACAACTGCTATCTGACAATATGAGACAAAGAAACACAAGCTCAGAAGCAATATCTAAGATGACAGAAGTACAAGATGGTATATACAAAGAGATGTATGCTAGAGCGAAAGAGTATGGAGTATACGGGTTTGACAAAATAGAGTATGAACCGGGCAAGACTCCTAGACTATGGAATGGAAGTGCGATACATGACTTGCTTACTCAAACAACTAAGTCTGGAGAGAAGAACTTTGTTGATGCTCTAACAAAAGGCATAGCTGATTCTCTTGATGGAGACATTACAAAGGCACAGCAAATTGCAGAGTCTTTGGTTAAAGGATGGAAAATAAAACATCCAGTTGGACAAAAAGAACAAGGAAACATCTTTGAGCTAGTAGAGGACTTATTAAAAGATGATGTTGATGTAGGTGATTTCCATAAGGCAATGGAGACAGCTAAGGATTCTAGTGGTAGGGCTAAGAAGAGAGTGCCAATTAATGTAGATGCTATACCAGACTTTGAGATGGTGATAAATGGCAAGAAAGTAACGATTACGAAATCTATGCTATTTGAGAATAACTCTAAAAAGCTACTAGACAGTGTAGCATCAGAAGTGAATGGGCTATCTGTTTTAGCTAAGGCTGACTACAAGACTGTTGCTTCTATCGAGAGAATGATTTCAACATTGCCTAGTGAATTACAAGATAGAGCTGGAAATATGGTAGACTTAATACTAGGTAGAAAACCAAGAACTTCAGACTCTAGTGTTGATGAAATAATAAGTGCTTTAAAAGACCTTACTATATCTGAGAAGCTACCACTAGTTATGTTCTCTGTACCATATGAGATACTAAAAACAATAACCAATGGTGGATTCACTAAATCTATTAAGAACTTCATAAGAACAACATCTATGAGAGGTGACATTGATACAGATAGATTGGCTCAACTAATAGATATGACTGGTAGTGCTACATCCTACGATAGAGTTGACTTAACTGACTTCATGGGTAAAACTACAGACGATATAGCTGGAGTAGACGAGAGTGGACATAAGATTAGACAAGCAACACATACGCTAGCTGCTGTATCAATGATAGGTAATGGTTTAACTAAGTTCACAGATTGGATGCAGTCTGCAAATCTACTTAGAAACGAAGAGCGACTAGCAGAGTTTATATCTACTGGAAAAGGAATCTCTGAAGGAAGAGCAGAGATATACAATATCACAAAAAAAAGTATGGAGATGTTTAAGAATGACTTTATATTTAAAGATGGTATATTACAGAAGGTGGATGTAAGTAAGTGGAGCATAACCAAAAAAGATGATTACGCATTGATATTAAAAAGAATGGGTCAAGAGCAAGTACTAGAGCATACGATTGGTTCAAATCCCTTATGGGGAATGACCACCAGTGTTGGTAAGCTACTGAACACATTGATTGGGTATCCAATGATGATGCATAATGTTCACTTCCAGAATGGCATGAGACAACTAGATAGGACTGCTTTATTTGATAATCTGTTTGCATTTGGAGGAGCATACATGGGTATGCAACTAAAATATGGATTACTAAATAAGGATGTATCAGACGAACAGATAGCAATGTATGCTATGATGAACACATTACCTTTTGTTGGGCTTAGTTCAATCTTGTCAATGAGTGACCCAGCTGCTCTACAAGTAGCAGAGCTAGCTACCAACTTAATAGACCCAGTAAAATATGGAGACAGTCTTTTTGAATAAAACACAGAAGCTAGAAATATTAGACACTAAGTTGATAGATGCTATGCTAGACATAATGGAAAACAAAAACTATGAATTACTATCAGACTTAGCCTCTGTAAGTAATTACCTTGCTAAGAATAATAAGGTTCAAGAGAAAGAGAAGTCTTCACTAGAGGATGAGATAAAAACTAAAGTAAAAGAAGCAGAGGCTAGGAGAAATACCTAGCGACCATGATTTGAAAGGTTGTGCATGTACGATTTAGATTATTTTAGAGATAGGCTAACCTCTAATGGATGGGGAAGAGTAGTAGAGGATGACAAGTATTTTCCAGACGAAGAGTTGATGGATAGCTTTCCTTGTTTTGCTCACTACACTTTTGCTTTCTTAGGTCTACCAGCCTTGTCAACTGTCCAACTTGAGATTGTTGGATTCATGGAAGATAAGGAGATGGAGCATCCACATAAGCTAATACAAGCTGGACGCGGTCAGGGTAAATCGATTTTATCCCAATGCTTGGTTGTTTGGTACTTGCTTAACAATCCAGACGAACATATCCTTATAGTATCTGCTGGTTCACAAAGAGCCTCTAACTACACTACTTTTGTTAAAAAGCTTATAGGACTATTGCCAGTAACAAGACCTATGACCCCGAGAAACAATAGAGAACGTACATCAACACAAGCATTTGATGTAGCTGGAGCAACTGCCTCTGACAGCCCTAGTGTTTATGCCACTGGTGTTGGTGGTCAGATTACTGGTATGAGAGCAACTAAAATAATCTTTGATGACATTGAGAGCCATTTGACTGTTCAGAGTTTAAGTTTGACAGAAAGAGTTGTTCACTCTATGAATGAAGCATTTAACTTACTAATGTCTGGTCATGACCATGCTATATTCTTGTCGACTCCACACTCGATAAACTCTATATATATAGACCTACTGGATAAAGGAACTCAAGGATTCATAGTTCCCTCAATATATCCATCTGACGAGAGTGTGTATAGTGGATTTTTAGCTCCTTTTATTACAGATAGGATAGCAAAAAATGACAACCTCATTGGAAGTGCTGTAGACGAAAGACTGGATTTAGGCTTTCTAAAAACAAAAGAAATCAAGATTGGTAAATCAAATTTTAAACTACAATATCAACTTGATGTTTCTGAGTCAGACCAACTTCGTCATCCATTGAAACTAAGTGACTTTATAGTAACTGATGTATCAGACGAAGATGCTCCACTAAAGATTGGATACTCATCAATGCCAGACAATATGCTATACAGTATAAAGCATAATGGATTTAAAGCAGATAGATTATATAGCCCTTTATATAGCTCAGATGAACGCTCAGAGTACGAAACAAAGATAATGAGTATTGACCCTAGTGGTAAGGGTAAAGATGAACTAGGGATAGCTATAATCTATTCTCTTAACACTAGACTATTTGTCAAGAAGATAACTGGACTACAGGGTGGTTATGATGATGATGTTATGGAGAATATCTCTAGTCTATGTGCATTGCATGGTATAACTACTGCTGTAATAGAAGAGAACTGGGGTGGAGGTATGTTCACTAAGATGTTAGAACCTCACTTAAAAAGAATAAGTCCTAGTACTGGTATAGATGAGATAAGAGTTACTGGACAAAAAGAAATAAGAATAGCTGAGACACTAGAACCATTACTGAACCAACATAGGTTAGTAATAGACAAGGATACTTTAGAAAAAGATAAACAATCTCTTACTAAAAACTCCTTTACATATCAGATGTCTCACTTAACTAAAGAACGTGATTGTCTACAGCATGATGATAGATTGGATGCATTAGCCAATGGTGTTATATATCTACTAGAATCAATGAGTGACAACGAAGAGTTTGGTGTTGACCGTTGGGAAGAAGAGGAACTAGAGAAGATAGCAGAAGTAAATGCTAGACTCTTCTCTGAGTTTGATGACTACAGTTACAATAATGACTACACTGTCAACTACTAAAGCCCTTGACCAGAATAATACTTAGCCATAGCTTTGTGTGCAGAAGAAGCTTTCTTATACTCAGTAGCCATTAACTCTCCATCTATCCATACGTTCCACTTACCATCTGGACTCTCTCTAACTATGCATTCTTTTAACTTAACTACCATTCTTATCCTTTTAATATATCTATTATTTCTGTTGAAACATTAAACATAGATGCTTCAACACTCTCTGCATCTGTCTTACCCAACATCTCTGCTATCTCCAAGTAATCATAATCCATAAACAATTGAAAGTCTTTAGATATTTTACTATTCATCTCAGAGAAGTTGTTATACATAATCCATACAGCTAATAGTTCTAAACTAGCTACATCTTCATTGATAGCCATTAGTGCTTTACCAGTACGTTTAGAGTTGTTGGTTTTAAGCCATCTAGCCTCACTAGGAGACACGCAATCATGTACTGTGACTCTTATATCCTCTTTGAGCTTTTGAAGCCTTCTATCCACTCGTTTGTTAAGGTGATAGTCTTTATTACTATCTCTAGCTAATACCTCTGGGTCATCTTGTACTTTAGGTTCAGTTGATATGGTTATCAGAGAGTTAGCAAACATAGCTACTAACATCTCTTTAGCTTTACCGACACTCATATATATTTCCTATTACTTCAAAGTCATCTGCATACAAACAAGTATCTCCACAGTTAGAAGTACCTCCAGTTTGAGCTATTCCAGCTATCTCATCATCTGTGCTATTAGTCTCTCTAGCAACAAAACCAGTGTATCCACTCCCGTATTCCCAACCGTTTATACCAACTTGTTTAGACTCCCATTTAATCTCAAGAATGCTGTCGTCAACTCTAACTAAGTCCCCCTCATAAATGTCTCTTCCTGTTTTATCTTTTAAGCCAGTGTATTGCATAAGTCCTTCTGAGTCTCCTCTTAAATGATAATTATTTTTATCAACTTTATGCCACCACCCAAATTTATCTATTTTAATGTCTTGATGATGTCTAATCTGTACTCCATCCCAACAGCGAAATTTAATCTCTCTCATTTCAACATCCATATAGATACATAAGCAGCTACTCCATACATAGCTATTATAAGAAAGTAAGCATCATAGTTATATGCTTTAGCTTTAAACTTTATATCTCTAATCCATTCTTTGAAATTGACTACATCATACTTCATTACTTCTTCTCCCATTTATTACATCCAAAGTCTTTCCCATGTGCTATATCATATAGATTGCATACGAATACATTATGTTCTTCCCATCCGTGTTCATTGTATTCTTCTTTATACCATTTACATGACTTACATTTTCTACTTTTGTACTCTTTCTTCATATCCTCTACACCACTCATATAAGCTATGGTTAATCCATCTGGACCTATCTCCATCACTTCTCCTTCTTATCATTATAAAACCTACTACAAGTTCCGCACTCCATAGGATAGGTTTCACCTTCTATTGGTTTATGTATACAACCACTACAATTTGACTGTTCTATATCATTGTGTATTATGTCTACTAACTGCAATACACTAACTCTGCTAATCCAGACTGCATCAGTTATACCATTAACTTCTTGAACTAAAGATGTTAATCCTGATTGACTCCATACAATTTCTTTGTAGTCTTCTCTAGTCATTACTTCTTCTCCATTTCTGCTTTAGCTAGTATCCATGACTGTATATTAAACTTGTATAAAGAAACTCTACATATAAATCCGTCTTTGTCTACTCCATAAAATAGATGACCGTTATCTGACTGTACTAATTTAAACATTAAATCATCTCCATTAATTCTTTTCTATCAACTTCATAGCCATATGAGTTAAGTTTAGCTAACAATAGTTGTATAGCACTCTCTACGTCCATTACCTCGTCATCTAGCTCACTCAAGCAGTAATCCATATCAGAAGTCATCATATACTCTTTCTTTGCTTCTTCCACTTCAGAAGCACGTTCAGAATACGCATCCATAGCCATCTCTTCTTGCCATTCTTCTTTGCTTAACTCATCCATCTTGTTTCTCCTTGTAGAAATCTCTATATACCATGTCAATTATATGGTTAAAATCATGTCTATCAATAACCAATACACCGTTTTCTGTTGGTACCATATACGCTCTAAACAACTTCTTGGCTTCAGACATTGTCATTACTTAACCTATCTATCTCATGTTGTAGATACCAAGCAGCTTTATTTAATTCTTGTAAAATAGGGTTACCTTCTTTGTTACCAGCTCTACTTATGTACTTAATAGCATTGGCTAAGCTCCAAGTTAGATGTGGATTAGCTTCTATATATTCTAGTGGACTAATCTTCATGTCTGTATAGTGGCTAGGTGTTATATGATTTACTGGTTGTGCTTCTTGTAACCACTTAACTATATCTTCATCTGAACCATGATACCCAGTAGCTTTATAATACAAGTCTGCTTCTACATCTGTTACACTATATATATTACTCATTTTCTTCTCCTCGTTTATCCATAGCTTTATTACTAGCTATCTGTTTCTCTATTAATGATATAGCTACAACCCATGCTTTAACCATCTTGTCATAGCCTTCTAAATCATATCTATCAGTCCAGTTCTTATCTACATAAGCTCTGTAAGCATCTTGCATACACTCTAACTTGTAAGCTAAGTAAGGTCTGTAATGCATATCTATCTGTTGATACATAATTTCACGTCTAGGTTTTCCCATGAGAATATTATCTGTAATCATTACTTACCCTTTGTTTCATGATACCATCTACGCTGAAGCAGAAAGTTACCTACACTAGCTATTGCTGTTATTGTTACTGCTATTTCTACATAGCTCATCCCATATCTCCTATACTAAAATCAATACAGTTCTGTATATACTCTTCACTGTAAAAGCTTTCTCCGTCAAGGGAATACTCCAAGGTCTTTGGGTCTATTTCTGGAATATTAAATCCATCAATATAAATAACTTCTTGGTTGTAAGTCTTATCTTCATTTTCTTGCCAACAAGGAACATAATACCCTTTTACAACTTTACCATTATCTAATCTCTTTGCTCTTGCTACCACTTTATATCCTTCCACTTAGCTTTAAAAATTTCTTTCTTACTCATCTTTGTAGCTATTCTCTTAGCATGATAATCAGTAACCAACTTACTTAAATTCTTATCTCTACATTCTTTACTACAATATCTCTTACTCTTGTTTCTATACACAGATTTATAAACAGTCTTAGTCTTATCACAATGTTTATCATCACAAACATAAGTAACCTTATTGTCTGGATTTGGTATCCTACTAGGAACTCTATTCTTGCTATAGCATTCATGTGAACAGTAATGTATCTTCTTCTTATTAAAAGCATAAGTAGATAAAGTCTTAGTCTTGCTACAATCCTTGTCCATACAGATAAATGTTATAACCTTTCCTCTACCTTTATAAGAACATTCAGCACTACAGTAATGTTTAGTTCTGTTGATATACTCACTGGTATATACAGTCTTTTCTTTATTGCAGCTAGGCAAGGAGCAAGTATAAGTAACTTGGTTCTTACTACTCTTTCTTCTAGCTTCAAAGTAATGTTCAGCACTACAATAGTAAGTGTTCTTCTCTTTGTATCTAGGTACTTCTATACATCTCTCTTCGTTGCATCCTTCTAATGAACATGGAGTAGTCATCCATAAGCCTTTCTTCTTCACAATAAAGCTCCTTCACTACTGCCTAGTCCTTTAATCTTATGATATACATAATCATTAGATGACTTACACGTTGTTATACTGTTCTCTCGTAGCCATAGAGCCTTCATCTCATCATTACTTAGCTTTTGTTCAGGTACAGTCTTCTCGACCTTCTGTACTCTCCTATGCTTCAGGTTAGCTATTTTAGCTTTCTTTATAGCTTGTTCAGATACCATAGCTTTCTTAGTCATACTAATCCTTTAATGTCATTGCAGAATTCTAATGGTGCTACATAGTCATAATTCTCACGTATAAACATTATTCCCGTACCATCTGTTGTTGCATATTTTGCTATCATATAAACATCAGGTTCTTTATCCCAAAACACACACCATTCATTTCTTTGTGGGTTCCATAAAACTGGTTTCGCTTCTGCTCTACCGCCATCAGGCTCATAATATGTTATACTTTCTGTTCCTTCGTACTCTACTATAATGTCTTCATCATATGGAAATTTATAGGTTACCCAATCACCTACTTTAAACTCTGGGTCTTCTAGCTCATCAAATATCTTGTTTACTAAAGCTATTGCTTTGCTTCTGTCTATCATTTTATCTCCCCGTTCTCATCTTGGAGTCTTTAACTATTCTCCAAGCAGTAGATTCAGCAATGTTATACTTATTAGCTAATTGCTTATAAGTTAAACCATTAATGTTTCTATCTACAACTATCTTATTCTTAACATCTGGTGTAACTCTAGGCTTCTTAATCTCTACCTTATATGGTACAACTATTGATGGTTGTTCTTCAGGACTAAATAAATTATATAACCAATGCATCATACTAGTTCCTTCTCTCTCTTTAGTGCTTCTTTATGTCTGTTCTTAGCTTCAACACTAAGTTTTACATAATGATAAACTTCCTTGATACCAATATCTGTACTTATTGATATTTGATATGGACTACAATTATCTAAATATAACTCTTCTACTACTTTTTGATTACTCATCTATTTCCTTTATCTCTACTTCGCATCTTGGACTATCTTTATCCACTCCACCTAGTTTACCTCGTACTTCTACTACATATTCGTAGTTATCATCTTCTAATATATTAGCTTCCACTAATGTATCTAAAGTGAACTTACTTATAACAGCCAGAGAGTTGTCTATATCTCTTAATCTGTTGTCTGGGTAATAGAATGTATAGGTAACTCTAACTTTGCCTATAAAGGGCTTTAGATGGTCAATAATCAACTCATCTTTAAACTGCACCTTCAAAGAGTTGCTTAGATGAAACTTCCAGTTACGATAGTTATTAAGATTCAACCAATAGTTCTTGACTTTCTTTTTGCCACGCTTCAAATAAAGAGGTGTTTCTAGGTACTGTATCTTCATCCAACCATTTCCTTGTAAGTATATCTTCTATGTTTCTATCTATCCAATCATACACATCTCTTGTATGGTGGACAGATACTATATATAAACCATCTAATTGATATAGATGGCTAAAGTGCTTAAGCTTCCTAACAAAGATGTCTCTGTATATCTTTTTAGACTTCTTTGCTATTCTTGGAGGCTTTAACTTTATATCGCAATGACTACCAAGGAATTTCATCTTCTGCAACTTCCTCTTTGGGTTCTGAGTTGCTACTATCCCAACTATCAGGAGTGAATATATCATCAGCAAATGCATTAAACATATTTCCTCTTACTTCTTTCTCGCTATCTTTTGGAGTCCAGTTATCTGGTTGGAACTTACCTACAATACCAATCTCTTGACCAGCCTCAATAGGAACTTCTCCCCATAGCATTACTTTAATACCTTTACCATTTGTGTAACTACCAGTTTCTTTATCTTTACTAGAAACTTTAATCTCAAAGATTTGATACTTCTTGCCATTCTTAGTAGCTCCTCTTTTAACTTGAAAACTACTGCTAGCTTTATCCCAGATTCCTCCAACATATCCACTTAACGCACATTGATTCGATTTAACTTTTACCATTTTAATTCCTTTGTTTTCTCGCAAGTGACTTCTTGTAATCTCAAGTGTTGAGCCAACACTTCACTTTCTACCAACCAGAGTTTTCTTTAGGTTTCCCAGCAGTTTTTCCAGATACAGAGTTTCCATCATCATCTTCTGCTTCTAATCCAAGCATACTGATTAGAGTTATTCTTCGAGCATAAGTCACTGCACCTCCATACTGCTGCATGTCTTGTTTTGTTAAGATTAACTTAGTAGTTGCTCTTAAACAACTATCAGGCTTCTCGGCATCAAAGAGCACTGTTCTAATGACATCAGTACCATCTTCTAATATGTCTGGACATTGTGTATAACTAATACCACAACTAGTAAGGTTTGGTTGTATTGCTTTTAACACACTATTTATATCTACATAGTTTGATTTAAAAAATGGATTCTTAGCATCCTTCTTAACTGCATCTACCTCTGATTGAAACTGTAATAATTTCTTTTCTATACTCATCTTATTCTCCTTCATATAGTTTATTTAACACTGGCATAACCTCTGTCTCAAGGTTGTGTTTTTGCCAATATTCATCAAATATCATTTTTGATAATTCTCTTATCCATGACTCTGCCTCTGCTTTAGTACCCATTCCCATAGCATCTCTAGTTGCGAAAGAAGCTTTAACCAGAAGATTAATCCCTCCCGTTCTGCTATTGTTTACAATGTCAATCTCGCTCATGAACCATTCTTTTAGTCCAGAGCCATCTAGCTTCGCTCTGTTTGTATACACCTTCTCTGTTTTGCTATCCTCTAGGAATAAATGAGCCTTAAACGTAGCACCTTGGTTGTATATGTACTCTGAGTTAGGACTATTAAAAAACAATCTACCAACATTAGTACAGCTATG